CCAGCACGGTGGAGTCGTACGGGCCGTACGAGCCGACCTTTCGGACCATGCGGGCCTGCTGGATCGCCTTGATCTTGGCGTCGTTGAGGTCAGGCATCTTCACGACGCACCCCCGGACGGCGCAGCGACGGGCCCCGCGGCGGCCTTCTCCGCCTTGCGGGCCGACGCTTCCTCGTTCATCTCGCGGCGCACGACGTCGTCCACGCCGACCTTCTTGCGCTCGGTGTGCGAGCGGTGGCGCAGACCGTCGAGGCGCTCCTGCTTCTTGTTCGACGTCTCGCTGGTCAGCTCGACGCGGTGGCCGGGGAAGCGCTGCTGGATCTTCGCCACGGCGCGGTCGTAGTCTTCCTTCGTCTCGGCCTTGCCCAGCGTGCCCATGTCGATGGGCGTGAAGCTGCCGTAGCCGTGGCCGCGCACCGACGGCGCACGTCCGTGCGACCAGTCGATCTGAGAGGGCTCACCGCAGTCGGAGCAGACGGGCAGCGACTCGACGCGGACGAAGACATCGACTGCCTTCCACCCACACGCAGAACACCGTAGATCATGAGTCGGCATAGGTTTCCTTGAACTTGAGGGAAAAGTTTATGCTACCGCAGCGGCGATCAGTTCGTTGCCCCAGCAGTCCCAGCCGGTGACTTCTCGGCGTGCAAACAGCTCGATCTTGCGCTGCGTCGGGAACATCTCGTCGATGCGTCGCCGCACCTCTTCGGGCTTCTCGGAGTGCTCGCCGCGAAGCTCCGACACGAACTGGCGGACGTTGCGGGCGCCGCGAGGTGTCGGGATTCGGCCGTGCTTTCCGACGAGGCACAGCTCGCACTGGCTCATCGTGTAGTAGCCGGGGTTCACCCGCTGCTTGTCCCACACGAACGCCACCGTAACGTACTCAAAGCCCCATGCGCGCATCACATCGACAGCGAACGGCAGATGCGGCGATGAGGTCCACATGAAGAGTAGACAGTCGGGGTTGCGGAGGCCCGCCACATCAAGCTGCTTCAGGGCCTCAATGGTCATCGTCGGGTAGTGCGTCGCGGCCCCGCCGGTCGGGTCCGACCCCTTTCCGGCGTGCTGCTGGTTGCCGTATTCCCACGGCGGGTCCGCGTACACGACGTCGTACATCACGCCACCGGGACCGGCGTCGGGCCCATCGCCGCCATGACGTCGGACGGCACGTTCTGCGTCGCGGCTTCGGTCGTCTCGTTCCCCGGCACCTCGCCGCCCGGCAGCATCGGCATGCCCGGAGGAGCCGCGCCGGGCCCCGCGCCACCGCCCTGCGCTGCGGCCATCTGCGCCATCATCATCTGCTGCGCCATCGCCTCCTGCTGCTCCAGCTCTTCCTTCGGGATGAGGAGCTTCGTGGAGAGGCCGACACCGGTGACCAGCTCCTCGAGCAGCGCGCGCTTGTTGATGTTCGGATCCTGCGCGAGGATCGGGAACAGCTTGAGCAGCGTCTCGGACATGACCGACGGGTTCTGGCGAATCGGGTTGTACGACACCATCGCGAAGCCCATGTCGACTTCGTGGATGTCTTCCAGCGACACCTCGGTCCACCCCTCGTGCCCGCTGACCTGCACGAGCTTCGGCTCCTGCATGTACTTCTTCGACAGGTAGAGGCACTTCTCGGCGACGTCGGTGAGCGCCGAGTTGATGTGCCCCTCGCGCGTCGCGAGACGGGTGCGCATCTGCGCGTCGATGATCGCCATCTCCGTCGCGGTGCGGGCGCCGGCGACCTGACCGCGGGCCGCCTCGGCGAGGGCGGAGATGAACGCCGCGTCGCCTTCCTGACGCGCGATGAAGTTCTCGACGCCCGCCGGCACCTGCGGCATCGGCATCTCGTAGAACAGCGTCGACAGCGTGCGGAGCCCCTCGGCGTTCGTCGGGCTGATGGGCACGAACGAGCCCGTCGCCGCCTCGACCGCCTTGTTGAGGTCTTCCTCGGTGATCAGCTCGCTGTTGAACAGGATGCGTGGGATCATCAGGTAGACGATCTGCTTCATGTGCGTGAGCAGGTCGTTGATCGTCTCCTGCTGGTTGAGGACGAGCTGGACCTCAGACAGGCCGAGGCAGTCGACCGCGCTCTGGTTGAGCGAGAACATCGAGTAGGGGATGTAGTCCAGCTCCTGCTCAAACACGACAGCGTCGGCCTGACGGACGTAGTGCTGGACCTTGTTCGTCTCGCGGTCGTAGTACTCCCAGACCGTGACCCACTCGAAGCTGTCGCGAAGCTGCGCGGTGTCGCTGTTCTTGTAGGAGTCGGTGATCCACTTCGGGTAGCGGTCCGGCTGCACGTCCGCGATCTTGGGCGAGCGGTAGATGCCCGCCTTCACGCGGCGCTGAAACTCGGTCCACGGGATGACCGCGGCCTCGAGCCAGTAGCGGATGTCGTCCGGGTCGCGGACGGTCTGGTCGAAGAAGACAGAGCCCGGCTCCAGCACCCGTACGATGGGCCGGTCGGCGTTCATGTCCCAGCCGGTCTTGAACACGCCGCGCTTGCAGAGGACCGCGTCGATGAGCGCGGTCGCGGCCCGGCGCCGCATGTTGTTCACGTCGAAGACGTAGTCCATGAGCCCGTTGACGAGAGGGATGGCGTCCTGGCTCTGACGGTTGCGCGGGTTGGCGGCGACCTTCGGGTTGGGCCCGAGCAGCGCCGACACCGCGGTGTCCGCGATGGCGTAGATCATGTTCTTCGAGCAAAGGAACGACGGAATCGCGCCGTCGCTCAGGTTCACATCGTTGCGCGACGTGTAGAACTCGCCGCGGTAGTAGCGCCGCGCCTTGTCGAAGTTCTTCTTCTCGGTGCGCTCGTAGAAGCGACGATGACGGTCGATGAGAGTCGCGAGATTCATGTCCACTCCCGAGCGAGGGGCTTGAAGGGGTTGCGGGCCGCAGCACGCTCTTGATGCTTGTAACGGTCGAGGTCGGCGATGGTAACCCGAGCCTCATCGGACGGGGCGGAATCCTGCGTCTGCATCGGCATTTCATCGCTCGTGAAGCGGCGACGGGACAGCACGTCGGCGGCCATGACGGCGGTGCGCGCCAAGTCGAAGTGGTGCGTCGTGCCGTCGCTGTTCGTCGACCGCTTGCCGCGGTTGCCGTCGTAGTTCAGCAACTGGTGGAGCAGCGGCTTGGACTTGATCGTGAGTTCCCGCTCACGAAGCATCCGGACAAGGCGGGCCTCGCCCTCCTGCACCCGCTTCTCCGTGGCGTACCAACCGGGGTGGTTGCGGTCGGTCCAGAGCAGGTTGCGGGCGCCCTTGTCCTTCAGCATGGCGATACACGCCGCCGCGTTCGACTCGACGGCGAGGAGCCCGTTGTTGAAGAAGCGCTGGAGGTTCAGGAGGCGCTCGCTGAAGCGACCCGGATCCTCACGGCCTTCCCACACCGCGACCTCGCGGCGCTCCGTCGCGTCCCAGACCGTCACGGCGCTGTTGTCGCCCGAGCCGCCGAAGCCGGCGGGGTCGGCACAGATGAGGTACGCGCGCCCGCGCACCGGCTTCTCCAACAGGCTCGCGCCTTTCGCCACCGGCTCCGGCGGCGTGATGGAGTGCAGCAGGCTCTCCTTGAGCACGTCGATGGGCATGACGGGCGAGCCCGAGCCCAGCCAGCCGTCGTACGAATCAGACGGGTACTTCGACGTGAAGAGCCGCTCGTCGTTACCCATCTCCGTCTGGAGCGAGAGGCGGCGGAACGCGAGGTTGTGGAGGTCCATCCCCGGATGCCGCTTCATGTACTCGACCTCGACCTCCGTCGGCTTCAGGCCGGCGGGGTCGGAGCGGCACGACGGGTCGAGCCACCACTCCAAGAACACGGGGTGGAAGCGGCCCTTGCCCTCAAGCGCGTTGTGCCACATCGTCTCGTGGTGACTGCCAGCAGAGCCAGGCGTCGACTCCAAGATGACGCGGGCGTTCTGGCGCTTGTTGACGGCGGGGAAGATGTTCGCCGCCGCCTTGCGCTGCCACTGCGCCTCACCGAACTCGGTGATGAGCAGGCGGTCGATGGAGCGACCGACGGCGGGGCTGCGTCCACCAGCCGTCAGCACCTTGATGCCGCCACCGTGGACGAAGTGAATCTGCGTAGTGCCAGGCTTGCGGCCAGCCTCGGTCGGCACCTTCACGTCGTCGGGCAGGTTCTTGTAGGCGAACAGGATGCGCTCAAAGATGTCCTCGGCGGTGTCCTGCCGCTCGGCGATGAGCACGCCCTTCACGCCCTGCAAGTACATGCAGTCGCGGAGCAGCAGCATGACCGACGGTGTCGTGATCTTCGCCTGACGGAACTTGTCGCAGAGCACCCAGCGGTGGTCGGAGCACGCCTGCAAGAACTTCATCTGGATGTTCGTCGGCTCAAGGTAGCCGATGGACTCGTCCTCTCGGACGATCTGGCACATTGAGACGAACGCCCACGGCGTC